AGCAAAGTTTTCTATTACCGCATGGTTGCGAAGAAGGCTGTGGCATGAACGATCTGATAAACGGCTCATTCGAAGTGCTATCTGGATTCATGGTGCTAAACCATTGCAGAGCCGTTAAGCGAGATAAAGCCGTTGCCGGCGTCTCGATAGCGAGCGTTGTTTTCTTCACGATATGGGGTATGTGGAACCTTCACTACTACCCATCGCTAGGTCAAACGCTGAGCTTCTACGGCAGCATCGTGATTGTCCTGGCGAATGTTTATTGGGTTTGTTTGCTGATTAAGTTTAGGAGAGTGGCAGCATGAGCACCGTCGAGAATTTCATTCACTACGTCATAGCCAGCAAAGAAGATCAGTTGTTGGCAGCTAATCCACAGGATGCTAACAGGATTCGCGCAGAGATGAATTTGGCATATCAATTGCTTTCAGGCAGCGAAAGGAAGGCTCCATGAAAAACAGTATTTACTACAAGCGCATTTCTGCCACTGAATCTATGAACAACTGCAAAAGGCAATTGAGCGAAAAAATTGAGAAACAGAAGCGCCAGTTTTTTGAATCAGGTGGGGAGATAAGTCAGGTAGAAACGGGCGTGAGCGGAAATTCTCAGCTTGGAGTCCACATGAACAATGCTCAAAAATCGATAATCAATAAACTGGAAAAGGCTTCTTAATGGCCGAATTGCTCCTCAAGAAATGCGGCGGGATGTACGCGCCTTACGGCGATGAATCCAAAGCCGTTTTCCGCAAGGTACCAATGGGCAAGGTAATGCGCTGTGAGGTCAAGAGCGAGTCTACAGGCACGATACCAATGCTTCGCACTTGGCGAGGGTGGATGGGTGAGACAGCAAGGTACATGGCATCGCAGGGCTGCACCATGCCCCATTACATCGACAGCAAGGGCATTGCCAGAGGAAGGCGCGAGTTTAACGGTGATGATGCCCATGACCTGTTCACAACGCTGCATCTTGGCTGCGATGAGAATGGCCGGCGCTACAGTTGGAGCATGAGCAAAGACCCTGACGTAACGCAGGCGCCTCACTCTAAAAGGCTTTATGCAATGGACAAGCATGTGCACTGGTGCGTCGAGAAAGGCATCAAAATCACCATCCCGCGCACTGGAGAGTATGCGGATGGAATGAAGGAGCAGGAAAAGTGAAAACTTGCGAATGTGATTTGCTATTGGTTGGCATGCCTTTGGAAGAAGCGCCAATTTGCGCAGAGTTCGAGGCCGTCGACGCTGATGATTGTGAAGATTGTTGCAAACACTGTAGGCACGGCGAACTGTGCCACCTTGAGGAATGAAGGATGATTCGCTCCAAGAAAATCACCAATGCAGCGCGCGACCAAGACTGCACCCTCAATATCTTGGGCGTGTGCAACTTCGACCCGGCAACGGTGGTTTTCTGTCACTTCCCTGATGAGTCGCATGGCATGGCCCAGAAAGCAGATGACGTATCGGGCGGCTTTTGTTGTTCAGCATGCCATGACGCCATAGATGGGCGCGTGAAGTCACAGGAATTCAAGGAGCTCAAGGATTGGTACTTGCGTCGATCGCAAACCAGAACGATGCGAAAGCTGTTTGAGCTGCGCGTAGTGAAGGTATGAGGCCACTACGAATAAAAGCAAAGCGAAACAGCGCCCTTAGCTCTAACAATCAGCTACTGGCGCTGATTAGCAGTAATCCAGAACCGACGAAATCAAACAAATTCGGTGCCGTGAAATCAGGAAAGCATGCGTCGAAGAAAGAGGCGCGACGATCGGCAGAGCTCACGCTGATGCAAAAGGCCGGCGAGATCCACAACTTGCGCGAGCAGGTGCCTTACATCTTGATACCGGCGCAGCGTGACGATAGCGGAAAGCTTCTTGAAAGGCAGATCAAGTACATCGCTGACTTCGTTTACGAGCGCGGCGGCAATGAGATCGTAGAGGACACGAAAGGCTTTAGAACAGCGGATTACATCTTAAAGCGAAAAATGTTGTTGTTCTTTCATGGAATACGAGTAGTGGAGGTTTAGAGAATGCGATTTTTAAATGCCAGGCAGTGCGTCCACGATGCTTATGCTACAAACCTGACAACCCCGGACCGGATGGAGGCGGGCGGCACCAAGTTCAATTCCAATAATGCCGTGTGCCACCAGGCAGAGGCTGGCAAGATCATCAAGGCGGTGAGTGAGCAAATTCCCCAGCTTCGCGGCATCTGCATATTCCTCAATGCCCCCGATGGCTGCGCGAACGAGGCAGATGTTACGGCGATGAAGTCTAGGCTTTGGGAGTCGTTTATCAAGAAAAACCACATGAACATGGATTTTCGCTTGCAAGGTGAGATGCTGGCGATCTTTGATCGAGTGCTGCTGAATTACCGCAGGACTTGCCAGAGTCCTACACTTGGTGATGCTTACACCGGGGCGCACATCGCGGCCATATTGGGCAGAACCGCAGATAGCTATCACGCCAAGATACGACCGCTTCAAAGCATCTTGCACGATGTCATTGCCCGCTTCGATTTCATATCACTACAGCCGGTTTGGGAGGTGGTGAACAACGAGCGCGCCAAGATTCAGGAAGAACGGGAGATCGCCCTATGCGCTGGCTAACACCTGAACAGCACAAAGTTTATATGTTCATTCTCGAGTGCTTCGAGAAGCGCAACACGCCGCCCACGATTCAAGAGATTGCGGATAGTACCGGCACCACAAAAGACCTCGCTCACAGGCGCGTAAAAGCACTAGAAAAGAAGAATTATATTGAGCGTCAAGGTCATGGAGAGACTAGAAATATCAGAATTTTGGTAAATAATTAGTCTGTCTACCTGTTGTCTACCTTCTGTCTACCTTTTCATCCGATTAGGCTTCATATATGCTCTTTTTCACAGCATCGCAAAACCGTCCCCGGAATGCCTTTGCTAGAGCGAAAGCTCAAACAAGCCTCCCCAGGCTAAACGAAAAGGCCCGCCTAGTGCGGGTTTTTTTATGTCTAAAATTAACCCAAGAGAGGACTTCATGGAACAAGAAATCTTTAATTGGGCGGTAGCTGTATCGGGATGCCTAGGCGGATGGGTGCTAAAGACGATATGGGATTCGCTCAAAGACCTGCAAGCTACTGACATAAAGCTCTCCGAGCGCGTAAACGAGATTGATGTGCTTGTGGCAGGGCGCTACGTCACGCGCGACGAGATGAACAGATCGATCGACAAGATATTCGCCAAGCTCGATCAAATATCCGGACAACTCAGCGAGAAGGCTGACAGATGACGCTCCTCCCCGACTGGAAAGACATCATCAAAAAGGCATGGTCAATCCGCCTCATGCTCATTGCTGGCCTACTGACCGGCGCTGAGATGATTCTTCCAATTTTCAGTGACGCGATACCAAGCAAACTATTCGCCATCCTCACCTTCGTGTTAGTTGCGGCAGCTCTAGTTGCGCGGCTCATGGCTCAAAATGAAATCGAATCGGACACGCAATAGCCTTGCGGCCATAGCTCTTAGCGCTACCGCACTGGTAGGGCTTGTTACCTACGAGGGTTACAGCGAAAAAGCAGTAATTCCGGTGCCTGGTGACGTTCCCACGATAGGTTTTGGCACAACATCAGGCGTTCAGCTAGGCGACACCATCGACCCCGTGACAGCCCTTGCCAGAGTGCTCACTGACATCAACAAGTTTGAGGGCGCGCTGAAGCAATGCGTCACTGTGCCATTGGCCCAGAATGAATATGACAGCTTCGTGAGCCTCGCCTATAACATCGGGCCAACAGCCTTCTGCAGTTCTACCTTGGTACGCCTGCTTAATGCTGGCGACTATGCTGGCGCCTGTCTTCAGATACTTAGATGGGATAAGTTCAAGGGCAAACCCCTTCGAGGCCTGACCATTCGCCGCGAGAAAGAATACCAACTCTGCACTGGTGAGCAATGATTCCCTACTTAAACACAGCGCTCGTCAAAGTGGCTGGCATCTTGGCCATTGGCATAACGGTAGGGCTCACAATCAACGCATGGCGCCTGGGCGCCGACATAGCCGATCTAAAGGCTGAACACTCTCAGCAGCTCACTGACATCGCCAACGCCGCGAGCACGGCAGCAAGGCAAGCCCTAGAGCAGCAGCAGCGCTCTATCACCGCATTGGCAGAGATCGACAGGAAGTACACAGATGAAATTGCAGCCGCACAGCTTGAGACTGATCAGCTTCGCAGTGCCGTTGCTTCTGGTGAGCGTAGGCTGCGCATCAAAGCCAGTTGTCCTGCAACCAATAGCAACAGCATGCCCGATGCCGCCAACCCCGCCAGCGTGGATGATGCGGCCAGTCCAAGACTTACTGGGGTCGCTGAACGAAATTATTGGCTTCTCCGAGATCGAATCGCGCTAGCCACCAATCAGGTAAGCGCATTGCAAGCGTACATCAAAGGCTCATGCCTTAAGGTGACACCATGAAGATCAAGCTTCGCGCAAAGTATTGGGCTCTCAGCTCTCTATCGTGGCTTGCGACCGTAATCGCAGCTCTTTTGTCAGCATCGGCGCTCATAGCTGTAGCACTAAGCAACAAACTCGAGTCAGCCGCCTATTGCGCGCAGATCGACCTAATCAAGAAACAGTAAGTTTCGCCTCTCCCGGCTGTGCGCCCTTAACGCTATTGGTCGGGAGTGTTTTTCTTAATGCGGGATAGATCAGTGGTAGATCGCGGGATTCATAATCCCGATGTCGGAGGTTCAAATCCTTCTCCCGCAACCAGCTTCGCAACACAGAACAGGTCCGGCTTATCCCCCTTGCTCCAAGTCGATGATCTGTCCTGTGAGGCGATTAAATTACTAGGATGAAACCAATGCGAGGCACGGCCGAAAAACCCCGATACAAGCACACCGACATCAAAACTCAGGTGCGAGCAGTAGAGCGCAAGCCTGTAATCGTTCCTGTTTACCAATTCTCAGGAAGAACATTCGTTAAAAAGATCACTCCCGCGCAATAAGCGCATCACCCATCTCAGGACGGTGAGTTATGAATTACCAAGAAAAGATATTAAAGAAGCGCGAAGACCTATACGCCAACAAACTAAAGAGCGACCTTGATTGGCTTTATGGCCCCGGATCAGTAGAAAGAAGTGTTGCCTTTGAGTCCATAAAAGCTTGTGGGCGCGTTTCAGACGCAATATGGCGCTCGTGCGAAGCGGTTAAAAATGAGCTTCGTCTAATGGCTATAAGAATGAAGCGCAAGTATGGCGTTAATCCTACGGGCGATGACTTGAGATTCTATGGTCGAGCGCTTCGGCAGTTGGCGGTGCACAATGCCAGCGACTAAAGCAAAGACCCCTATCAAGAAGGCTCCCGCAGCCAAGAAGCCAGCACCAAAAGTGCTAAAGCCTGCAAAGGCGGGGAAAGTAACACGCTCTAAATCGGTGGCCGCAGTTAAGAAGGTAGCGACAGCTAAAAAAGCAGTAGCCCCCAAGACAGGCAGGACGACCCTAAGCGATCTTATCAAGGGAAAGCCGGCAGCGAAGGTTAAGAAAGAATCTACCAAAGCAGGATTCTCTTTCCCGGTGGGCAACAAGTTCTGGCAGTGTCGTGCGAAGCATGGGCGCAACGGGATATGGGCAACGCCTAATGACCTCCTTACGGACTGCTTAGCCTACTTCCAATGGATTGAAGATAACCCGCTGTGGGAAGAAAAGGGATTTGCCTTCCAGGGAGTCGTTACTAAAGAGCTGTTCGCTAAGATGAGAGCTGCAACGCTAGACGGGCTGCAATTGCATCTCGGCATCTCACACACAACATGGCAAAGCTACAGGGTGAAGCCTGATTTTGTTGCAGTCTGTGAGTATGCAGACAAAGCCATACGCCAGCAGAAGTTCGCAGGAGCAGCAGCAGACCTATTGAATGCCTCAATTATAGCGCGCGATTTAGGACTTGCTGACCGCTCTGAGATCACTGGAAGGGACGGAGGGGCGCTCCAAGTCGTTACCTCTGACATGCCAGATGATGTCGCCGCACAGCTTTACCGGGAAATGCTACAAGGATAATGGACTACAGCGATAGCAATTATGCTGAAATATTCGCTGAGCGCGCAGCAAGGCTAAAACTAATACGCAGCAACCCTAAGTACCTCGTTGCAGCAAAGAAGCATTACAAAGAGCATCCTTGGGACATGGTGCGCGATTGGGGCATGACATTTGACCCCCGCAAACTGGAAAAGGGTGAGTTATCGAACATTCCCTTCATACCCTGGGAGCGGCAAGTCGAGTACATGCAGTGGGCTTATGCGAGATGGCGCGCAGGAGAGCGCGGTCTAGTTGAGAAATCGCGTGATTGCGGTGTGACCTGGCTATCCGTTGGGCTTGCTGTTTCGTTGTGGTGCCTGCATGACGGTATAGCGATCGGCTTTGGTAGTCGTAAAGAATCACTGGTCGACAAGCTGGGCGACCCCGACAGTATTTTCGAGAAGATTCGCCACTATGCGAGCAATCTGCCGAAGGAGTTTTTGCCCAGAGGCTTTGTGTTCAAAGAACACGCTACATACATGCGCCTGCTTTCGCCCGAAACAGGCTCAAGCATTACTGGCGAGGCCGGTGACAACATTGGTCGAGGTGGCCGTAAGTCAAAATTCTTTGTTGATGAAGCCGCTTTCATTGAGCACCAAGAAGTAGTCGACGCCGCACTATCCCAAACAACTAACTGCCAAATTGATATCAGCACCTTCAACGGCAACGGAAACCTGTTCTACCGCAAGCAGCAGAGATTCTACGGAACTGACAGGCACTTTATCTTCGATTGGCGTGACGACCCGCGCAAAGACGATGCCTGGTATCAGCGACAGAAGGATGAGCAGCCGGAGGAAATCGTGGCCCAAGAGATTGATCGAGATCCTAACGCCTCGAACACCGACTCGTTTATTCCTGCCAGATGGGTGGCAGCGGCAATTGACGCGCACATAAAGCTGGGCTTTGCTCCCGAAGGAATCAGGACCACCGGCTTTGACCCTGCCGACACGGGCGATGCGCGCGCCATCACTAACCGCTATGGAAGCGTTGTGACCGAATGCGACGAGATGACTGCAGGAGACATCACCACGGCCCTGCCTTGGTCCTATGACGCAGCAGACACGCACCGATCAGACCTGTTTATCTACCATGCGGATGGTATGGGCGGCCCCGTAATAAAGGTTGACATCGATCGTCGTTCAGCAGGGCGCTTCAAGATGGTTGCGTACTACGGTAGCGGCGAGGTGAGAGACAAAGAGCTTCCGTCAATACCTGGTGACAACCAGTCTAAAAAGAATGGTGATCGATACCTGAACTTTAAGGCGCAGTCATGGACGTGGGCACGCGAGCGCTTTAGACGCACCTATGAGGCGGTAGAGCGCGCAAACAACGGGCAGCTAATCAATGTGAGCCCCGATCAACTGATATCCATCTCAAGCAATTGCCTGAAGGCCAGAGAGCTTCAATCGGAGCTATCGCGGCCCCGGCGCATGAGAACTGATAACGGCAAGATCAAGGTCGAGAGCAAGCGCGAGATGAAGTCGCGAGGCGTTTTATCTCCAAACCTTGCTGAATCGATGGTGATGGCCTTTGCCGAGAGCGAGATACCGGACCCGAACCAAGTCAAATCATTTGAACCAGACTTTGAGGTATAGCCATTGAGCGGATTGATTACGTTCGAAAACTCAGGACAAGCCGGAGATGCCATAAAAGCAGATGGCGTTTGCAAGACAATCGGTAAAGCCCTGGTTAAGCACTACCCAAACCGCCAATGGTACGTCGATGTCAGCATATCGGGCGGCGTAGCAAAGATTCTATGCCCCTCGATCTCAGTGTTGCACGGCTACACCCTTCACATCAAAAGCGAGACTGACGACAACTTGCAGAAAAAAGCGATACGCGCCGGCGGGCAAATACTCGAGATGTTCAAGTTAAGCAGGGCCCGCAATGCTACGGGCGGCGAAGAATTCATATTGCGTGACGCCAGAGGCGAAGCGCTACAGGCGAAAACAGGACTATGACAACAGTAGCGGAAGAAACAGAAGTAATTGAGGCCACAAGCGGGCCCGGTATCACGAGCCGTGATGCTAAATGGCTACAGCGCGCAACCAAGCTTTACACCAATTCTACCGATTACTATGACACCAGCCTTTTCCCTTCATGGGGAGACAATGTTCGAAACTTTCGCAACGAACACGCCATTAGTTCAAAGTATACAAGTGATGCCTACAAACACCGGTCCAAGATATTCAGGCCAAAGCCTCGATCTGCAATGCGCAATCTGGACGCAACCGCAGCGGCAGCACTGTTTACTAATGATGATCTGATCTCGATTCGCGGCGTGGATTCCAGCAACAAAGAGCAGGATGCGTCAGCAAAGATTCACCAGGCTATCTTGCAGCACCGGCTTGAGACAACAATCCCTTGGTTTATGACCGTGATCGGCGCCTATCAAGATACAAACGTGTACGGAATCTGCATATCACGCCAGTATTGGGATTTTAGAAAGACGAGCAAGACCGAGATTGTTCCTGAATTCGATGAATTCGGAGAGCCCGTCCTTGATGACGATGGCATGATGCTTGGCAGTGAGGTAGTTACTGAGGACATAATCGCGGATAAGCCCGCCATTGATCTGATTGCGCCTGAGAACTTTCGCTTTGACCCTGCCTGCGATTGGCGTGATCCGGTTGGCACGAGCCCATACCTGATAGAGATTATCTCCATGTACGCAGGAGATGTCCTTTCAATGATGGAGCAAGGGGAGTGGAACGAGTACACCCTTGGCGCGATTATCGCTCACGGCACACAAGAGCAAGATTCTTCCCAGGCAGTGCGCAGCGCGCGCGAGAAAGGGCGCGAGGATTCCACAGAGGTCAATAGTGCCGATGAGTACGCAGTGGTATGGGTGCGCTTCAACATTATCCGCAACGATGATGGCGTAGATTACGGATTCTATACGATTGGATCGGGCATTCTTCTAACCGACCCCGTGCCACTTAAAGACTTCGAACCAATAGGGCGCGAGCGTTACCGTGTTGGCGTATCAGAGATTGAGGCGCACAAAGCGCACCCATCGAGCAAGGTGGAGCTATCACGACCGCTTACCGAGATGTCCAACGAAATCACAAACCAGCGCCTT